ATAAAATACCCATTTTTTAGGGTATTATCCAGGCGAAACGTCTTGGTAGTGTAAATATAGATGTAAACCATCTTGGTAAGCCTGTAATTTTTTAAGGAGAATGATATGAGCGAACATAAGGAATCTTTAGTAAAGGTCCTCGAATATATCGTTAATGATGAGCAAGACAAAGCTGCTGATCTACTTCACAATGTGTTTGTAGAAAAAGCAAAAAATCACTGGTCATCTCTACAAGAAAATGATGAGATTGTAGAAGACGATATTGCAGAAGACGATTTAGATGAAACTATCGATCTCGACGAAGCAGATGATGATAACGAGGAAGAAGTAGAAGAAGCGATTGACGCATCTGATGCTGAAGAAGATTTCCTTGACGACATTGAAACTGCTGAAGAAGAAATCGACCAAGAAGAAATCATGGATGATGAAGACATGGAAGGCGATGAAGCCGAAATGGAATTGGCCATGGACATGGAACCAGAAGCAGACGGTGGCGCAGAGCCAGGTGATGCTGAAGAGGCTATGGATAATGTAGAAGATGCTATTGCTGAATTAAGAGCAGCATTTTCAGACATGATGGGCGACGAAGGGTCTGATGAAGCTCCAGAAATGGATATGGATGACGACATGGAAGAGTCAGTAGAACCATTCGAAGAAGGCGCAAAAATGAGTGCAGTCAGTGTATCACATAGTGATAGCAGTGACAAAGGAAGTCCAGTAGCAAAAGGTGCAGGTAATGCACATGCTAAACCACATCCAACTGATACATCAGAAGAAGCTGGTGCTTCTGCCCCTGCTGTAAAACAAATGAATGTAGCTGGTCCTCAAGAAGCTGGTTCACCAAAAGCGGCACCTGCCCCTAAACGTGAAGCAACTAAAAGCGACAGTCCTATCAGAGGAATGAAGTAATATGAGTATTTCGCTAAAAGAACACTTATCATTTAATCAAGCAAATATCGTAACTGAAACAGTAGATGAAGGTAACGGTAAGAGCTTGTATATGAAAGGTATTTTTATTGAAGGCGATGTACGCAACCAAAATAACCGTATCTACACAAAAGATGAAATTCATAGTGCCGTTAAGGCAATCAATGAAAAAATTAAAGGTGGATATAGTGTATTAGGCGAAGCTGATCACCCAGATGACCTCAATATCAATTTAGATCGTGTAAGTCACATGATTACTGAAATGGATACTGATGGTGCGAACGGTATTGGTAAGCTGAAACTATTGCCTACTCCAATGGGAAACATTTGTAAAACCCTTATTGAGAGTGGGTGTCATTTAGGCGTGTCAAGCCGAGGCAGTGGCAATGTTAATGATAGCGGCATAGTTAAAGATTTTGAAATCATTACAGTCGATATTGTTGCAAATCCAAGTGCTCCTAGTGCTTATCCCGATCCAATTTATGAAAGAGTAATGAATCATAAACGGGGCAATGTATTAATGGATGTCGCTGAAGCAACTAGACACGACAAAGGTGCACAACGTTATCTCCAGGAAGAGGTAACAAATTTTATTAAAAACCTGAGATATAGGAGAGATTAATATGGCTCATGCAATGGATGAACTATTAAACTCAAATACGCTCTCCGAAGAGGTTAGATCTTCACTATCTGAAGCTTGGACAACCCAACTAACAGAAGCTCGTGAGGCAATCACAGCTGAACTTAGAGAAGAATTTGCAACTCGTTATGAAAATGACAAGTCGCAGATTGTTGAAGCAGCAGATAAAATGTTAACTGACGTTATCGGAAAAGAACTCGAAGAGTTTAAAACTGATAAAGCACAGGTAGCAGAAGATCGTGTAGCTTACCGCAAACATATGACAGAACATGCAAAAGTTCTTGATGGGTTTGTAATGGAAGCACTTCGCAAAGAGATTAATGAACTTCGCGAAGATCGTAATGCTCAAGATACAAACATGTCGAAGCTGGAAGGCTTTGTTATGGAGCAACTAACCAAAGAGCTCAATGAGTTTCATGAAGACAAACGCTCACTAGTTGAAGCAAAAGTCAAAATGATAAAAGAAGGCAAAGAAGTTATTAATCAAACTAAACAGAACTTCATTAAAACAGCAGCAGGTAAAGTTAACGGCATAATGGAAAAAACTATTAAGTCAGAACTACATACTTTGCGTGAAGATATTCAAACAGCTAAAGAAAATACCTTTGGTCGTAAGATTTTCGAAACGTATGCAGCTGAGTTTATGGGCAGTTATTTGAATGAAGGCACAGAAGTAGCCAAACTTCAAAAAGTTGTCGAAGGACTACAAAGTGAGATTAGTGGCAAAGATAAAGCCATCGCTGAGAAAGAAGTATTAGTACAAGAGAGTGCAAAAGTCGCTCGTATTGCAAACGATACTGCCGAAAGAAAGCAAATTATGCAAGAAATGATGGCACCACTCAGCAGAGACCACAGAGAAATAATGAACGCATTGCTTGAAAGTGTAAAAACAGACAAGCTACAAAATGCATTCAATAAGTATCTACCTTCAGTACTGAAGGAAGACGCTAAACCAAAGACCAATAAGAAGATGATTAGTGAGTCTAATACAGAAATCACTGGAAACAAAGCAAACGAATCAGCATCAGCTGACGCAGATGCAAATATTGTTTATCTTCGAAAACTAGCCGGTATAAGTTAAGGAGACCTAAAATGGCAGACAATTTAATGGAAAATTGGGGTGCAACTAAAGACGCCCTAACAGACGGTCTTACTGGAACAAAAAAACAAGTAATGGAGTCAGTACTCGAAAACACTAAGCGCCACCTCACAGAGGCAAGCGTAGCTGGTGGAACGACTGCAGGAAACATTGCAACCCTTAACAAGGTTATTCTTCCAGTGATCAGACGTGTTATGCCAACAGTTATTGCCAACGAAATCGTTGGTGTACAGCCTATGACAGGGCCTGTTGGACAGATTCACACTCTACGTGTACGTTACGCAGAAACTTTTGATTCAGCAACAGCTGGTGACGAAGCATTGAGCCCATTTGCAATCGCAACTGGTTACTCAGGTAACGCAACTACAAACAGAGCAGACGCTACTTCAGTACTAGAAGGTACTGGTGGTAAGAAGCTTTCAATTCAAGTATTGAAGCAAACAGTCGAAGCAAAAACCAGAAAGCTATCAGCTCGCTGGACTTTTGAAGCGGCTCAAGATGCACAATCAATGCACGGATTGGACGTTGAAGCAGAAATCATGCAAGCACTAGCCCAAGAGATTACTGCTGAAATCGATCAAGAGATCATTGCTAGCTTAACATCACTTGCTGGTGCAGCTACTGATACATACGCACAAGGTGGCGTATCAGGTACAGCTACATTCGTAGGTGACGAGCATGCCGCTCTTGCAGTTCTTATTAACAAGAATGCAAACACTATCGCCGCAAGAACAAGACGTGGCGCTGGTAACTGGGCAGTTGTAAGCCCAACAGTACTAACAGTACTACAAAGTGCTACAACTTCAGCGTTCGCAAGATCAACTGAAGGCACATTTGAAGCACCAACAAATACTAAATTTGTAGGTACTTTGAACGGCACAATGAGAATTTATGTAAACCAGTATGCAGCTAACGACAACGTGCTCGTTGGTTACAAAGGTGCAACAGAAACAGACGCAGCAGCGTTCTATTGCCCATACATTCCGTTGATGTCAAGTGGCACAGTGCTTGATCCGTCAAGCTTCGAGCCAGTAGTTAGCTTCATGACCAGATATGGTTATGTAGAACTAAGCAACCAAGCAAGCTCGCTTGGTAATGCTGCTGACTACCTCAGCTTAGTAAATGTTACTAGCAAC